GTTTACTAGAATGGAATGGCAATGCAGTTAACACAACAGGTGGTCAGAGCTTTAGTTCAGTTACACCTTTAGTAATTACTGAAGCAGCTGATACTGCAACAGGAACAAATCCTTTAGCACCATCAGCAGCAGTAGGTGCAGTAGGTGATTATGCAGTAGTTACACTTAATACTTCAAACAATGTTTGGTATAAGAAAACAGGCGGAACTTGGGTTCAAGTTGGTTCAGCAGATTGGGAAACAGCATGGCCTACAGTTTCAAGTGTTGCACCAGTAGGATCATTTTCCGGCGGTGAAACTTTACTAATTAACGGTACAACAGTTACAGCATCAGGTACTACACTTGCAGATTTAGTAGGTGATATAAACGGTGCAGCAATTACTGGCGTAACAGCATCGTTAGTAAGCGGAAAGTTATACATATACGCAGATAGAACTGCTAATACGGCAGCAGGTACTGTAGTTATTGCAGCAGGTACAATGGATCTAGCAGCAGCTGGATTAGTAGCAGGCACATATGCAGTTCCAGCAGTAGCAACAGCAGCTCACACAAGTGTTCCAGAATGGAAGTCGGGTGATACATCACCACGTCCAACTGGCTCTGTTTGGTTAAAAACAACTAATCCAAACGGTGGTGCAAACTTCTCAGTTAAGAAATATAGTGTTGATACAGGACTATGGTCAAGTGTATCTGCTCCACTTTATGCATCTAATGCAACAGCAACATATTGGTTAGATAAAACAGGCGGTGGCGCAAATTTAACTTTAGGTGACGTATATGTAAAAGTTAACGCAACTGAAGCAGCAAGACCTATTGTTGATTATAAAATTTTTGCTAGAGCAGGCAACGGCGCTGCAACTGCAACAAGTCCAGTTATAACATCAAGTACATTTACTGCACAAGCATATGATTTTACAATTTCTGAAACAGTAAAAAACAGTGCAGCATATAGTGCTCCTGCAAGTGTTGCATTTACAGCAACAGGCGCAACAACTGATGCAACTTTAATGGCTGGTGAAATCAATGCAGCAGGACTTACAAACGTAACAGCAAGTGTTACAGCTGACAATAAAGTTGTTATTACACACGCATTAGGCGGTGAAATTAAACTAGTTGATGGAACAAATACTCCACTTGCAGCAGCAGGTTTTGCAGTTTACGATGCAACAGATGCAACAACAACTACTAACTTTTATGCTGACCCAGATGGAACAGTAAATGGTTATGTTGTTTCATTATGGAAAGTACTATCTTACTCAGCATCAGTAAGTGCTCCTAGCACATTAACAGCAGATGGTGAAATTTGGTACAGTAGTGTAATTGACGAAATAGACATTATGGTACATGATGGTGCTGATTGGAAAGGTTATGCAAATGAGTTTGCAACAACTGATCCAGCAGGTCCAATTGTAAGTGCTACTGCTCCAACAGAGCAATCAGATGGTACTGCATTAGTAGATAATGATCTTTGGATTTCAACAGCAGATCTAGAAAACTTCCCAACTGTATATCGTTGGAATGCAACATTAAGCTCATGGGCAGTTGTTGATAAAACAGATCAAACTACTGAAAACGGAATGCTATTTGCAGATGCACGTTGGTCAACAACGGGCGGTACAGCAACAGCACATACAGCAGGCAATATAGTAGATATGCTATCAAGCGATCACTTAGACGCAGATGCTCCAGATCCAGCACTATATCCAAAAGGTATGTTGCTATGGAATCTACGTAGAAGCGGATTTAACGTTAAGCGTTTTGAGCGTAACTATGTAGACACAGGTGAAACTAACCCACGTCAGTCAGATGCAAGTATGGCAAACTACTATCCACATCGTTGGGTAACTGACTCATCAAATCAACCAGATGGATCAGGTACATTTGGACGCCACGCACAGCGTAAGTCAGTTGTACAAGCACTACAAGCAATGGTTAACAGTAACCAAGATATCAGAGATGACGAAACAAGAGTATTCAATATAATGGCTACTCCAGGTTATCCTGAGCTAATTGGTGAAATGGTAACTCTAAACTATGACAGAAAGCTAACAGCATTTGTTGTAGGTGATACACCATTTAGACTAACACCAGATGCAACATCACTAAACAACTGGGCAACAAACGTTGCATTAGCTGTTGAAGATAACGATGACGGTGCAGTATCTAAAGACGAGTACTTAGGTATGTATTACCCAAGTGGCTTTACAAGTGATAACGCAGGTAATAATGTTGTTGTTCCAGCTTCGCACATGGCGCTAAGAACAATAGTATTAAACGACCAAGTTGCTTATCCTTGGTATGCTCCAGCAGGCTCGAGACGCGGTGGAGTTAGCAATGCTTCAGCAGCAGGTTATATTAATGCTGAGGGAGAATTTGTTTCAATTGCACTAAATGCAGGACAGCGTGATGTACTATATTCAAATAGCATCAATCCAATTACACCAGTAGCTGGTGCAGGATTGTTAGTATTTGGACAAAAAACTCGTGCTAGAAGTGCAAGTGCATTAGATAGAGTTAACGTTGCAAGACTAACAGTTTACTTACGTAGACAGCTAGAAATACTTGCAAGACCATATCTATTTGAACCAAATGATGCAGCAACAAGATCACAAGTTAAAGCAGCAGCAGATGCGCTACTACTAGAGCTTGTAAATCTAAGAGCATTGTATGACTTTGTAACTGTGTGTGATACAACAAATAACACTACAGCTAGAATAGATAGAAATGAGTTGTATTTAGATATAGCCATTGAGCCAGTTAAGTCAATTGAGTTTATTTACATTCCATTGAGAATTAAAAACACAGGCGAAATAGCAGCATTAGGTTAATGCTAAAATAAGGGCTCTTTAATTAGAGCCCTTAATATGATAAATACTACTGTATTAGGAGAATAGAATGCCAGTAACAACATTACAAAATTTATCAGTTCCGTTCGAGGGTGAACAGAACTCATCGCTATTGATGCCAAAGCTTCAATATCGTTTTAGAGTATCATTTACAAGCTTTGGTGCAACTGTAGACGACAATGTAAAAGTCATGCAAGCACAAGTTGTAGATGTATCTCGTCCAAATTTAACATTTGAACAAATCACATTAGATGCTTATAACTCAAGAACATATCTTGCAGGTAAGCACACTTGGGACCCTATCTCGCTTACATTGCGTGAAGATTCAAGTAACAATGTACAAAGAGCAGTTGGCAGCCAGCTACAGAAGCAGTTTGATTTCTTTGAACAAGCTAGTGCAGCATCAGGCGGCAACTACAAATTCCAAACTGTTATTGAAATGCTAGACGGCGGCAATGCAGGTGTAGGACCACAAGTTTTAGATAGATTCGAACTTAAAGGTTGCTACATTGAATCAGCAAACTATAACACATTAGCATACGGCACAAGTGATGCAGTCACAGTTGCATTAAGTATCCGTTATGATAATGCTATACAAAAAGGTACTGACGGAGGCGCTGTAACTGGCGTTGGCGAAGTAACACCTAGAGGGTTCGGTACCGGCGTAGTATAAAATACTTAGATTGGATTCTATTCAAAACGGAGGCTTTATGTCTCCGTTTTTTTTTGGATAAATACATTATGGCATATCAATATAGTAATAACAATAATATACATTTAAAAGATGCACAACATGCACAAAACTTTTATACACAAAGTTCTTTGAGGTTTGCGCCAAATGTAAAGTATCTTTATCATGTTGTCTTTAATTTAAAAAAAGCAGTAGGTGCTGGCGCTACACCAAACGACGAAGTTGCAAGATTTGCTCCAAATACATCGAGACTTTTAAAAGAAATTGCAGTAATGGTTAAGACAGCAGATTTACCTCAATATACTGCAAGTGTTGATACTAAAAATCAATATAATAGAAAAAAGAATATTCAGACTAGAATAGATTATTCTCCTGTTACTATAACACTTCATGATGATAACAGTAGTGTAACATCTACTATGATGAAAGAATACTATAATTATTATTATACAGACGGTGCGCAAACAACAACAGCATACTCTACACGTAACAAATATAATTCAGATAATAGATTTAGATACGGTTTAGATAACGATAAAACTGATACATTTTTTGATAATATTAAAATATTCCAATTAGGTAGACAGCGCTGGTATAGTTATACTTTAGTAAACCCTCTTGTTACTTCTTGGGGACACGATTCATTAGATTATTCTGATGGCGCAGGAACACTTGAAAATACTATGACAATAAATTATGAATCAGTATTTTACGACAACGGTAAGGTAGGCGAAAATAGTGAACCTGCTAATTTTGAAGATCCTAGCTTTTATGATACAACTCCTAGTCCGTTAGAAGCAACCGGATCGTCCGGATGGGTTAATCCTGATATTTCAAATATGATACCCTCACCTGTTAGCGGATTAGTAAATACTCTTAACACAATTACTAATATAGCAAACACAGCATCTACAGTGGCAAATGTATTTAATCAGTTCGAAGGTTTATCTAGAGGAGCACAAATAGGCTCAGCTGCAATACTTGCAAGCAGATTGATTCCTCGACAGCCAACTGTTCTATCAGGAGCACAAATAGCATCTGAAATTAATGCTTCACCTCAATTCGGAGCAGTGTTAACTAAACAGGCTGTACTAAAAGGATATGTTCCTGGGTTTGATTCAACTAATGCATGGCAATACGACGAATTAAGTACAACGGAAAAGAATGATATAATGAATGATGTGTTTGCAAAGTCGACACAAACTGAAGAAACAGCAGAGTCATTACAAATTAAACGACTTGCAACAAACATAATTCAAGGTGGATAATATGGAATATTTTGATCAAGATAATTTTTTTGATAGACAGGACAATGAAAGAGTGCCTGTTACATCTAATGAATATAACGCATTAAATGGATATTTTGAAAAACGAGGATTTAGTAAAGCAAGTTCTAGAAAAATATCTGTAATGTTATTAGAACAAGCAAATACTAATAACATTCCAGTATTTCAATTAATAGATACACTTAATGGGTTAACTCCTGTAGAACTTAATACTACAATATCTCAAATTTTAAATTTTAATAGAACTAAATCTAGCACAATAGGTTTTTCTCAAAATTTAGAATCTGCTAATTTTAGTCAAAGAAATATTATAATTTAAAATGGCTAGGTATGCACAGGGTAAGTATACGATTAAAAATCCTGAAAAGTATGCTGGCAATAAAGCTCCTACATACCGAAGTGGATGGGAATTTCATTTTATGAAATTTTGTGATGAGCATCCGTCTATTACACAATGGGCAAGTGAAGCAATACGTATTCCTTACAGAAATCCATTAACTGGCAAACACACCATTTATGTTCCAGATTTCTTTATAGCATATAATGATGCAAAGGGCAGAAGTCATGCTGAACTTATTGAAGTAAAACCTAGCAATCAAGCTGTAAAAGAAAATCTAGGAAAATCAAAACATAACCAAGTTCATTATGTAATCAATCAAGCAAAGTGGGAAGCAGCACGAACTTGGTCAAAACAAAATAAAATTACATTTCGTATTATAACTGAAAAAGATTTATACCACCAAGGCCGCACACGTAAATAGGCTAAATACTTACGGAGAGGGCAAACTCCATAAATTGAGGGTAAAATTATGATAGATCCAATTACAGCGATCTCCGCCGCAACGGCCGCCTATAATGGAGTTAAGAAACTAGTATATGCTGGTAGAGAACTTGAAGACGTAGTAGGGCAACTAGGCAAATGGTACGGCGCAGCAGCAGATATAAATCGTGCTGAAACACAGCGCAAGAATCCGCCTATCTTTACAAAACTATTTAATGGCGGCTCCGTAGAGGAAGAAGCTCTAAGTATTATTGTACACAAAAAGAAACTAGCTGAACAAGAAAAAGAACTACAAGAAATGCTTAATGTGCGTTTTGGGTACGGTACTTGGAAAGAAATGATCGAGCTTCGTAGACAGATACGTAAAGAGCGTGAAGAAACTTTATACAAGCAACAAGAACGCAAAGCAGCATTCTTTGAAGGACTTATGCTTACTGGTTTATTAATCATGCTTGCTGGAATTATCGGAGGCAGTGTGTGGCTAACAGGTCTTGGTGCCGGCTGGTGGGGCTAAATGGCAACACTTGTAGATAATAAATTACTTTTTATCCATATTCATAAAAACGCCGGCACTAGTATATCTTTTTGGTTACATAACTATGCAGATGGCAGAAAAGTTGGCGGAAAGCATATACACTTATTCCGTCTACTAAGAGAACAGCGTTTTAATGTTTCTCGAGACATGTATAATTTTAGTTTTGCAGTTGTAAGAAACCCATTTTGTAAAACTTTAAGTGCATATAAGTATCTAAAGAAGAAATCTTATAAAAGAAATTGTAAAGCAAATATTACAATACCGTTTCCTAGTTTTGAAGAATGGATTACTACTATTGACGAAACTGGACATAAATGGGTATGGATGTCTCAAAAAAAATATTCTGAACAGTGTGATTTAATCTTAAGATTTGAAAATCTTAACGAAGAGTTTAAACAAATCCAAAAGTATCTAAATTGTTATATACCTTTAGGTAATGAAAATACATCTGGTACTACTACATATCAATCTTGGTATAATGAAAAAACTAAAAACATAGTATCAAATAGATTAAAAGAAGATATTAAATTTTACGGCTACGAATTTTAACTAAATACTTCAAATAATATAGGTATAATACTATGACTAAAAAACTTGAAGACTTGCTTAATTTACCTGATTCAAAGGAAATTATCAAAAACGCTGAGAAGCAAGAAAAGCAGCAAGCAAAATACGAAGTCAAAGAACAAAATAAAACAATGCGTGATATGGAAGAGTTTGATAAAATTACTTCAGCACTACCTGCAGTTAAAGGCTTAGGAGATATGGCCGATAAAGAACTTAACGAAGTTGCACAAAAGGCTATGGATGCATATGACGATTTAATGGACTTAGGTATGAATGTTGAGTCACGCTACGCAAGTAGAGTATTTGAAGTTGCAGGCGGCATGCTTAAGACTTCGTTAGATGCTAAAACAGCAAAACTAGATAAAAAACTTAAAATGATAGAATTGCAACTTAAAAAAGAAAAGCAAGATAAAGATTCAAATCCAAATAATAGCGATATTGTTAATGGCGACGGATATGTTGTAACAGACCGTAATAGCTTATTAGCACAGCTAAAAGGTATGAATAAAGATAAATAGTATATAAGGAATTACGATGAGATCATTTACTGAAATACTAACAGAGTCTAAAAAGACTTATGAATTTAAAATGGGCGTTGCCGGTGAGTTACCGAAAGAGTTTGAAGATACTTTAGAAACTTCTCTAAAGAAATTTGATATCCAAAGTATCGGCGCTGGAAAGAAAACACCAATACAAGAACGTCCACTAGATTTCCCACAACTTCAAAATATGGAAGTTACTTACTACGATGTCGAACTTGGCTATCCTACTACTCCGCAAGTAATGCAAGAGTATGTCGGACGTTGCTGCGGCATAGACCAAGCATATGTTATAGTAAGAGGAGCTAATGATCCTAGAGAAGATTACCAAGAAAAAGCTGACGAAGGTCCATATGAAACTTTGTTAACAACTGAAGAATTAAAATCAGAAAGTGCGCAAGAATCAGCAGGCGAAAGTCGTGTAATGGAATTATTAAAAGAGCTTGAAACAGCAAGAAAAGAGCGTGAGCACGATCCTGCCGCAGCAGCACCAACGGAGAAATAAAATGAATATGAAAAAATTATTAGAGTCAATGGACAACATCGAAGAGTGTGGCATGAATGCTAGTGCTGATCCAATGATGGCGCCAAAGCCAGCAGACGAAGGTATGCCAGTATCTATGAACATTAGTTTAAATGCTAGTGGTGAAAAGAATGTATCAGACTTAATTAACATGATGAAAAATGCAGGCATGGGCGGCGCAGCTGAAGTTACTCCAGATATGATGCCACCACGTCAAGACATGGAAAGACTACGTGATATTGTAGACGAGCCAGCAGATGGATTAGCACCTGATGCAGATCAACTACAAGCAGAGCCAGAAATGGAACCTTCATTAGGTAAAGAAGAGATTGCTACGGACGACGAAGCTGATGTTGAAGGATATGCTAACGAACCAGAGCCAGCATACGGCGATATGTCAGATGTGATACCAGACGGTAATGATTTAAACCGTAAGAAGAAATCACACCCACCAGTAGCAGGTGGTGATAATCCTATGGCACTTGCTGACGAAGATGAAACTACATATGCTATCAGAGGCAAAAGTCCTGAAGCACAAGAAGAATTATCACGTAAAGCAAATGCAAGTAGTGCAATGGAATCAAACATTAAATCAAAGCTAATGTCTGCACTTGCTGAAAAGAAAAAGCAACCAGATCTAAATGACGACGGCAAGAATGACTTTAAAGATGTTCAGATTGCACGTAAGAACGCAGCAGCAAAAGCAGCAGCTAAAAAGAAATAAGAACGTTCTACCGACAGAGCGAACGGACCCAAATAGCACCTTAGGGTGCTATTTTTTTGACTAAATATTACTATGGCAGCATCATTAGACGGCGTCTTAATTAAAAAGGCGAACAAACAAGAAACATTTACCGAAGAGCAATTAGCAGATCTAATGGCATGTATGGATCCTGAAACAGGATACTTGCATTTTGCAAAACACTTTGCATATATACAGCATCCAGTAAAGGGTAAGTTACTATATGATCCTTTTGAGTATCAACTCGGATTAATGGATAGTTATCATAATTTTAGATTTAACATAAACATGATGCCTAGACAAACAGGTAAAACTACGTGTGCTAGTATATACCTAGCATGGTATGCAATGTTTATTCCAGACCAGACAATACTTATTGCTGCACACAAGTATACTGGTGCCCAAGAGATTATGTCTCGTATACGCTTTGTTTATGAAAGTTGTCCTGATCACGTTAGAGCAGGTGTTACAAGTTACAACAAAGGTTCGATAGAGTTTGAGAATGGAAGTCGAATAGTTAGCCAAACAACAACAGGCAACACAGGACGTGGTATGTCAATTTCATTACTATACTGTGACGAATTTGCATTTGTTATGCCTAATATTGCCGAAGAATTTTGGACATCAATATCACCTACACTAGCAACAGGTGGTCGTGCTATTATTACATCAACACCAAACTCAGACGAAGATACGTTTGCTACTATTTGGAAGCAGGCAGAAGATAAGTTTGATGCGCATGGCAACGAACAAGAAGTAGGCACTAATGGATTTCATAGTTTTAGATCAGAGTGGCATGAACACCCTGACCGCGATGAGAAATGGAAAGAAGAAGAAATTGGACGTATTGGTGAAGAGAAGTTTCGCCGTGAATATGGTTGTGAGTTCTTAGTCTTTGATGAAACTTTAATTAATTCAATTAAACTAGCAGCAATGGAAGGTCAAAGTCCGTTAGTAAATATGGGACAAACACGTTGGTATAAAAAGCCAACAGCTGATTGTACATATGCAGTTGCACTAGATCCTTCAATGGGAACTGGTGGCGATAACGCTGCTATACAAGTATTTGAATTACCTAGTTACGAACAAGTTGCAGAATGGCAACATAACACAACGGCTATACCTGGACAGATCAGAGTGTTGTCGGACATCTGTAATTATCTTGTTACTGAAACTGGTAATCCAAACGGAATTTACTGGAGCGTAGAGAACAATGGTATAGGCGAGGCTGCCCTTATCGTTATAAACGACTTCGGTGAAGAGAACATTCCAGGTCTGTTCGTCAGTGAGCCTATCCGCAAAGGACACGTTCGTAAATTCCGTAAGGGCTTTAATACTACACATAGTACAAAAATTACAGCGTGTAGTAGACTAAAAACAATGATCGAGAATGACAAGATGATTATACACAGCAAGCCGTTCTTATCTGAACTTAAGAACTATATTGCAACTGGATCTAGTTATCAAGCTAAACTAGGTCAAACAGATGATTTAGTTAGTGCAACCCTTCTTGCAATAAGGATGATGGCAGTACTTAAAGATTGGGATCCTAGAATCTATAATACATTTACACAAGCTGAGAATATGGATGATTATGATCCTCCAATGCCGATCTTCATAAGTACCAATTATTGATAAATACAATATGAAAGATTTAGATACAATAGGTAAAGATTTATTTGACAAAATCCGTGGCCGCTTCTCTAGTGTAACTATTGGAGGCGAAGACGGTAAAGTTACCAATGAACCATCTGAAGCAAGATTTTTTGATTTTGAATATCAAGAATCAGGCAGAGCATTAGGTAATGTAAGTGTTCAGATAAGTGAAGATGACGGACTTACAATAATTTATTCTAAGGACATTGTTGCAAATGAAGATAGTGTAACAAAAGATAACTGGTTTAATTTTTTAACAGATATGAGGCAATTCAGTAAGAAACGCCTACTAGACTTTGATGTAAGAGACATTACTAAATCAAATTTAACAAAAAGAGATTACAAGTTTTTATCAAAAAAACGTTTCGGGGACAGTAACATGAACGAATCAAAACTATATGGTACAGCACGTACTAGCTATCAAAAGGTTGGCGAAGCACGTATAATGATCAAGCACACAGAAAATATAAATTTAGAAGCATCCAATCCACGTACAAAAAAGATTGGCACTATCTACATTGAAAGTGCAGGCGGTGAAAGATTCAAGTATCCATTTAAGCACCTAAGCGGCGCAAGAGCAATGGCTCGTCACGTAGCAGAAGGCGGCAACTTGTATGATGACTTCGGTTCGCACATTATTGGACTATCAGAAGAGATGGCAAAACTACGCAAGTTTAAATCATACATGGGTCGCTCAGCAGTAATGGCAGAAAGCCTAAGCGAGTATGTTGATGTTGTTAAAGATCGTATCAATACAGTAAGAAAAACAATTACTGCATTACAAAAACCAAAGTTTTATGCAGAGGCATTTGCTGCATATGAAGTACCTATTTTAGAAGATGTACCAGCAGACGTTGCAGAGAACTGGACTGATCAACTTACTATTAAACAGTTTAATGAAGAACTAGCAGATGTATTCCCATACATTTATAAACTAGTAAGCGAAGCAACAAAAGCACAAGAACTAGGCCCTGATGATTTAATGGACGAATCTGCACTTATGGCATACGCAGGCAAAAAGAAACACGGTGCTGAATATATGAAAAAAGCAGCAAAGGCAGGACGTGAAGGCGCAAGTCAAGAAGAACTAGGACGTTTAAAAGACAAATACAGCAAGGCTGAAAAAGAATCTATTGACGATATGTTAGAAGCAGCAATTGATCAACTAATGGGTCAGTTTGCTGAAGCACCAGAAAACAAATTTGACGGACATGACATAATGTCAGAAGACCCACCAAATGGTATTGACTTTGATTATGCTAACTTGTCAAAAGTAAATTGGGCACAATATTCCGAAGAAGATATCAAGACATTCTATAGTATTATCGATAACTTGGATTTTGAAAGTGGATATTATAACGATGAGTTTGATGCTTCGCATTCTAAAGCATTGAGATGGCTTGAAAAAAACGTAATGAAAAAAGATAAAGACACCGACGAAGGCAATGCATATTCAGGTGCTGTAGCACAAGCTAAAAAAGACGGTAAGAAAAAAGGCGACAAAGTCAAAGGCCCAGACGGTGATGAGATTACACTAGAAAAAGATGACAAGACACCACTAGGTGAGTTTATTCTAAGTTACTTTGATAGAGAAAACGGTGTATTTCCAAAAGGCGAAACTGCTGTATTAACTATGGTAGAAAAAGATTATGGTGAGCAGTTTATTAATCCTGCTAAGACATTCATTGAACAAATATCAGCAAAGTTTGAAGAATATGAAATGCGTAATCAACCACAGCAAATGGAAACAGACAACGAAGAGTACGATAGAGTACGCGAGTTAGCTGGACTAAGATAAATCCAATAATAAAGCATTTTTTGCTTGACAAGATAAATAAAATCGTGTAGTATGTAATAGTGCTGCACATTTAGGCACACGACTTAAACAACGACATAGGCAACATATTAGGAGGCACAACTATGGCATCATTAGCAGAAATCCGAGCGAAGCTCAAAGAACAAGAATCACGCACAAGCAGCAATACAAGCGGCGGCGGTGACAACAGCGTTTACCCATTTTGGAATATTAAAGAAGGCGAAAGTACAACTTTCCGTTTCCTTCCTGATGGCGATGCTGACAACACTTTCTTCTGGAAAGAACGTTTAGTAATTAAACTTCCGTTCCAAGGTATTAAAGGTGAAACAGACTCACGTCCAGTGCAAGTACAAGTTCCATGTATGGAAATGTATGGCGACAGCTGTTCAATTTTACAAGAAGTACGTGGATGGTTCAAAGATCCATCATTAGAAGACATGGGTCGTAAATACTGGAAGAAACGTTCGTATATCTTCCAAGGCTTTGTAACGGATAATCCGTTAAACGAAGACACAACACCTGAGAATCCAATTAGACGTTTTATTATTGGTCCACAAATTTTCCAAATTATTAAAGCGGCTCTTATGGATCCCGACATGGAAGAACTACCAACAGATTATACTGCTGGTGTAGACTTCCGTCTTAACAAAACATCAAAAGGTGGTTATGCAGATTATGGCACATCAAACTGGGCACGTCGTGAGCGTCCATTAGGTGATGCAGAAATGAATGCAGTAAACACACACGGATTGTTTAATCTTAACGATTTCCTTCCTAAAAAGCCAGATGCAAATGCATTAAAAGTAATGCAGGAGATGTTTGAAGCATCAGTAGACGGTGAAGCATATGACGCAGATCGTTGGAGTAACTTCTTCCGTCCTGCAGGCATGGCAGCACGTACTGGTGATCCAACTCAAGCACCGAGCCCTGCAGCAACAGCAACAAGTCAAAGTGCACCGACACCTGCTCCAGCAGCAGATCCACGCATGGATGACATTCCTTTTAAGTCAACTGAAGAAGCAGCAGCAGAAGCAGCACCGGCAGCAGCAGCTGAACCTGCAGGCGGAGCACAAGACATTCTTGCAATGATCAGAGCACGTCAAGGTTAATACGACTATATGGCCCCTACGGGGGCCAACTATCTAGCTTAATAAGGAGTAACTATGGCTAAATCATTTGATGTTAGTAAGTTCCGTAAGGACTTAACAAAAAGCATATCAGGCATGAGTACAGGTTTCAATGATCCAACTGATTGGATT